ACCTTTGAGGAAATCGACAGCATCGACTTTACGGAAAAGGAAATCGATGACGATGCCCTTTTCGATGAGGAGTACGAAAACGCCTGCGAATTTGAATGGGAGTGCCAGACCGGACGGTAACCCAAAACCCACAATCCAAGACCAAAGCCCCGAAAGGGGCTGCGGCTCGTACAGCCGCTGTGTTGCCCTGTCCGGCGTAGTTTTGTTTTCTCCGAGTGTTTTTCCCTTTCCCACAAATGCCCCACACAAGGCGGCACAAGGGCTCTTGTTTCGTTGGTGTATGATACACAAGAAAGTGCCGAAATTCCATCGCTTTTTCTGTACGTTTAGCGGCTTGCTATCCCTCCGAAAGTATGGTAATATACAGTTACCGCAAGGGAAAAACAAAAAAAACGGAGGAACACACAATGGCAAAAACATGGAAAGTAAAAGCGTTGACGGTAACAGGAACAGCAACCGAAAGGGTGGAAAATGGGATTCACATTTACACCCCCGGCAAGCAGGAATGGCTGGTGATCAAAGAGTTTGACGACTTTGAAAAAGCCGAAAACTGGATGACGGATTACATCAGGAAAAACCATTTCTACTACGGCGATTTCAAAATCACACGATAAGCTTTCCTGCACGCTCCAAGCAGCCCCTGAATCAAGGGGGCTGCGGCTCGTACAGCTGCTGTGTTGCCCTGTCCGGCGTAGTTTTGTTTCCTCCGAGTGGTTTTCCCTTTCCCACAAATGCCCCACACAGGGCAACGTGGGGCTTGCTTTTTTGGTTGGTATCATACACAATTTTCTGCTTTCATCTTTGTGCAGAATATGCCGGAAATTTCGTTGACTTCTCCTTTGGTTTATGGTAATATACATCATGCCGAAAGGCAAAAACAACGAAAACCGGAGGAAAAAACAATGTGGACAGAAGGAACGATTCGGTTTGGAGCAAGCGTATTTCACTACTGGGTGAAACACTATGAGGAGCCTTCCACTTTTGGATATGAGGAAGGCAGAGCTTCGAAAATCTCCCTGCGGCGGAATGGCAAAACGGTGTTCAATTTCGACCGGGGCATGGATATTCCGCCGGAGGATGAGGAAACTGAAACTGCACTGGCAATTCTGCTGAAGCAGTACAACTAAACCAAACAAAATTCCACACAAAAAAGCCGGAGCCGAAAGGCTCTGGCGGTCGTACCGGAAAAATTTCTATTGGTGTATCTTACACAAGAAAACGGCAAAATTTCTACGTTTTTTCTGTCTGTTTAGCCGCTTGCTATCCTTGCTTTTGTATGGTAATATGGTTACAATGGGAATAGAATCTCAATTATAAAAAAGCCCACCGGGGCATAAAAATAAATGATATAGACTTGCTTTTGGCAGGTCTTTTTTGTTGATGGAGGTGAGAACAATGGCAAGATTTAAACCAACACGTTTTATGGCGGAGGATTCCAAGTACAACAAAAAGACGGCAGACTATGCTGTTTCTTTTATTGAGTGCCTCAGCCACACCAAAGGCACATGGGCAGGAAAGAAATTCGAACTGCTGGACTGGCAGGAACAGATTATCCGTGATTTGTTCGGCATTCTGAAACCGAATGGCTATCGTCAGTTTAACACGGCTTACATTGAGATTCCGAAGAAAAATGGAAAACAGCTTGCTTTAAATACCCTTATTCCTACACCAACAGGCTTTACCACTATGGGCGAAATCTCTATCGGAGATGAGCTTTTTGATGAAAAAGGAAACATCTGTCATGTTGTTGCCAAAAGTCCTATCGATTACTCGGAACAGGGATATAAAATAACCTTCAAGGATGGAGAAACTGTTATTGCAGGGGCAAGACATCTCTGGACTGGTGATGTCACTTATGGAAAAAGAAAAAGAGTGACAATTTCTACGGAAGAAATGTATGAACATATCTGTGATTCCTCCGGCTGTTATCGGTTCAGGATTCCTATTTCAGATGCAATAGACACTGATAATGCTGATTTGCCGGTAGACCCATATTTAATGGGGTATTGGCTTGGAAACGGTAATGCTGTCAAGCCTGAAATTACAATACAAACCTATGATATTCCTGAAGTTCTTGACCAAATATGGCCTTGGCACAAACTGAAAAGAAGATGGAAAAATACGGGCGATTCAGAAATTTGTCCTGTTCCCGATTTAAAAAAGGTGCTTGTGAAAACCTTTCATGACAAGAAAATCCCTATAGAATTCCTAAGAGCCTCTGTGCCTCAGAGGCTTTCCTTATTGCAGGGACTTATGGATTCAGACGGATCGATAAGCAACAGAAAAGGTCAGGCTATTTACACGTCAACAGAAAAAGTACTTGCTGAGAGTGTAAGTGAACTGTTATGGAGTTTAGGCATAAAAAATGCAATCACGACTGCGGTATCCACACAGAGAGCAGATTGGAGCAAGCCGAGCAGCGAATGTGGAAGAGTGGCAACAGGAGAAACGATATACTATGTGAAATTCACTGCCTTTGACGATATTCCTGTTGCGGGTCTTAAAAGAAAAATGAAAAATACAGTAAAGCGAAATCCTAATACAAGAAGTCATTTTCGATATATTGACTCGATTGAAAAGGTTGATAATCCCGGAATGCAGTGCATTCAGGTGGATAGTGAATCACATCTTTACTGTATCGGTCATTCTTTTCTTCCAACTCATAACAGCGAGCTTGCCGCAGCAGTTGCGTTGCTCCTAACTTGCGGTGACGGCGAAGAACGTGCCGAGGTGTATGGCTGTGCTGCTGACCGACAACAGGCTGCCATTGTTTTTGATGTGGCTGCTGACATGGTGCGAATGTGCCCTGCTCTTTCCAAACGAGTAAAAATTCTGACCTCACAGAAACGTATCGTGTACATCCCGACCAACAGCTTCTATCAGGTGCTTTCGGCAGAAGCCTACTCCAAGCACGGTTTCAACATTCACGGGGTTGTGTTTGATGAACTACATACGCAGCCGAACCGAAAGCTGTTCGATGTTATGACCAAAGGCTCCGGCGATGCGAGAATGCAGCCACTGTACTTTTTGATTACCACCGCCGGAACTGATACAAATTCAATCTGCTATGAAGTCCACCAGAAAGCGAAGGACATTCTGGAAGGCAGAAAGCACGATCCGACTTTCTATCCTGTCATTTACGGTGCAGATGAATCGGAAGACTGGACGGATCCAAAGGTGTGGAAAAAAGCAAATCCATCCCTCGACAAGACAATCGGTATGGATAAGGTGGTGGCTGCGTGTAACTCTGCAAAAGAAACTCCCGGCGAAGAGAACGCCTTTCGGCAACTGCGTTTGAATCAGTGAGTAAAACAAGCGGTACGTTGGATGCCGATGGAAAAGTGGGACAAATGCAAGGTTGCTTTTGATGAATCCGAACTCGAAGGAAGAATCTGCTACGGTGGACTCGACCTTTCCAGTACCACAGATATTACAGCTTTCGTGCTTGTTTTTCCTCCAACAGATGAAGATGAGCATTATTACGTTCTGCCTTACTTCTGGCTGCCGGAAGAAACGTTGCCTTTAAGAGTTCGCCGTGACCACGTTCCCTATGATGTGTGGGAGCAGCAGGGTTATCTGAAAACAACGGAGGGCAATGTTGTCCACTATGGCTTTATCGAAAACTTCATCGATGAACTGGGGCAGAAATTCCATATCAAAGAAATTGCTTTTGACCGTTGGGGTGCGGTGCAGATGTCACAGAATCTGGAGGGACTTGGTTTTACGATGGTGCAATTCGGGCAAGGATACAAAGATATGTCACCGCCGACCAAGGAACTGATGAAGCTGACCTTGGAACAGACACTTGCCCACAACGGACACCCTGTTTTAAGGTGGATGATGGACAACATTTTCATTCGCCGTGACCCTGCCGGAAACATCAAGCCGGACAAAGAAAAATCCACAGAGAAAATTGACGGTGCGGTTGCCCTGATTATGGCTCTTGACCGTGCAATTCGCTGTGGATTGGGTGATTCTGGGGCGAGTGTTTATGATGAGAGGGAGTTGTTAGTTTTATAATTATTGTAAATTTGGAAAATGATTGTTTAAGATTAACGATTAGATAGCAAGAACTTATTTAACAAGTGTTTATTCCACTCATCTTCACAAATAAAGCTTAGCACAGCCGAATCAAAAGAAAGAAGGTATGAATTTTGATCAAATATAATACTCTTCTTTCTATTTACAACTTGCTTGTCAACAGAGCCAACATAAAGCATATCAAAGATATCGTTCTTTTTGAGTTTCTGACCCCGTTCTAACCAAGCACTAAGAAGTGTTTTTATGTATTTAGCTTGATGCTTTGTATATCCCTTTTCCCTGAAAATATCAGGGATTCTTGTTTTAGCTTCCTGTAGAAAAGTAGAGTCAGTAGCAAGAGCGTCAACAACAATTCTCATTATGTGGTCTTCATCAAAACCACTATTGCGTGCTTTTTGAGCTGAATTACACATTACCGTGTATAAATCTTGTTCATTTTCCAAGAACTTCGTCACCGTGTCAATAATCATTTGAAAAATAACACAGTTTTGAACAAGCAATTCCATATATTTTTTCTTTAAATATTGCTGTGATTTATTATTATCCGCATACCCGTCTTTAAGAGATTTAGTTAATTGTGAGGTGTGGTCTTCTTTCATTTCATTTAAAAAATCATTGCCTAAATAGTGCAAGACGTTTCCCCTGGTATCATCAGTTAATGAAGAAATAGATTTAAGGTAATAATCCGCATACAATAAGCTGATTGTTTGAAGGAACACATATGCGTGTCGAATCTCTATTTCTATCTTTACATCAAGCAATTTATACGCATATTTTTTTAGTGTATCTCTTGATGCACATAATTGTAGAATGGTTAGTTCGTCCGATGTAAAGCAGTGATTAGGTAAATTATTCAGAACCTTTATATTTTTATCTTTTATGAATGAAAGAATGTTCTTTATATCATCCGGATAATCTCTAAAATGGACAACTATCTCCATAAGCACAGAAGCAGGTAAACTCAAATCAGTACGGATATCTAAATAATTACATAGTTTATTTACATCAAGGTTAGGATCACTTAGAGGTAAATGCAACATATCCCTACCATAATACCAATAAATGGCGTTAGCGTCTAAATATATCATATTGCACATCCTTTTTATAAAAATTACAACTTAGCTAAATCTAATACCCAGATTTACTATATTATATCACATCTCACCGAAAAATTCAATCCTGAAAGGAGCGTGATCCCCATGAGCATTTTCAAAGGACTTTTCAAAAGCCGCGATAAGCCCCAGAACAGCTACGACAGCCCGTCCTACACCTACTTTTTTGGACGAGCGCACAGCGGCAAACGAGTGGATGACCGAAGTGCCATGCAGCATACTGTTGTGTACGCCTGTGTAAGAGTATTGTCGGAAGCAATCGCACAGTTGCCTTTGCATCTATATCAATACACTGAAAACGGAAAAGAGCGAGTGCCGCAGCACCCGCTCTATTTTTTGCTCCACGATCAGCCAAATCCAGAAATGACATCATTTGTTTTCAGGGAGACCTTAATGTCCCAC